CGTTTAGGGGGTACCCCCACATATAAGGGGGCGCGATTTTTTTTCTGGGTATATAAATAACTATCAACATAAACAATTAGGCTCTAAACCATTTTACCCCCCCCTCTTTAATTAGGTACCATAATGGGGTACCATATTTTATATAGAGAGAAACCATTTTGAGATGCCTGATAAAAAAGCCAAACTAGAACACGTACCAGATGATGCTCTAAAAGAGATCGTCATGATAAAAAATCGCCTGAAACAAATGGAAGTTAGCAACAAGGCTAACACCAACTTCATTGAGTACGTTAAGCATGTATGGGACGGCTTCATTGAGGGCGAACATCACAAGCTCTTTGCTAAAAAGCTAGAGAACGTAGCTATGGGTAAGACCAAGCGCCTTATCGTCAACATGCCACCCCGCCATACTAAGTCAGAGTTCGCATCGGTATTCTTTCCTAGCTGGATGATGGGCTTGCATCCTGATATGAAAATAATGCAAACTACCCATACGGCAGAATTATCTGCTCGTTTCGGGCGTAAGGTTAGAAACCTTATGGACACAGATGAGTACAAACAAATCTTTGAAAAAGTCAGACTCTCAGCAGACAGTAAATCCGCAGGACGTTGGGAAACCAACCATGGCGGAGAATATTTCGCGGCGGGTGTTGGCGGAGCCATCACGGGTAGAGGTGCTGACCTCCTTATCATTGACGATCCTCATTCAGAGCAGGATGCCTTATCACCAAGTGCACTAGAGTCTGCATACGAATGGTATACCTCTGGGCCGCGACAGCGTTTACAGCCTGGCGGAATTATAGTTATCGTTATGACGCGCTGGAGTACGCTGGATCTTACTGAGAAACTTCTCAAGAGGATGTCCGAAGACCACGCAGATCAGTGGGATGTCTTAGAATTACCTGCAATATTAGAGGATAATACGCCTTTATGGCCCGAATTCTGGAAGATTGAAGAGCTTGAGTCTGTTAAGGCTTCGATTCCTGTTGCTAAGTGGAATGCTCAGTATATGCAGAACCCTACCTCAGAAGAGGGTGCTTTGCTTAAGCGAGACTGGTGGCAGATATGGGAACACGATGAACCACCCAACACTACCTACATATTGCAGTCATACGATACTGCCTTTAGTTCCAAACAGACTGCTGACTACTCAGCTATTACTACATGGGGTGTGTTCCGCCCTAGCGATGGAGCGCCTGAATCTATTATCTTGCTTGATGCAAGGAAGGGGCGTTGGGACTTCCCAGAATTAAAGAGTACAGCTTATGAAGAATATATGTCTTGGCAACCTGATATAGTCTTGGTAGAATCCCAAGCAAGTGGTACACCTTTGACGCATGAGTTGAGGATGATGGGGATCCCAGTTGTGAACTATCGCCCAACTAGAGGAAAAGACAAAGTTACTCGTGTGCATTCGGCTTCACCAGTATTTGAGGCAGGTATGGTTTGGGCTCCAGATACAATCTTCGCAGAAGAAGTGATAGAAGAATGTGCGGCTTTCCCATTTGGAGAGCATGACGATTTTGTAGATTCGACAACACAGGCTATACTAAGATTTCGTCAAGGAAACTTTATACGATTGGACTCAGACGAGGAAGACGATGAGCCAGTTCCGAAACAACGAATATATTATTAGGAGTAATAACATGGTAAAAAAAGCAATAGCAAAAAAAATAGCATCTGGTTTTAAGGCTAAAATAGATCCTGTAAGAGATTTAAAAACAGCTAAAGCAGCTGGCAAAATTAAACCAAGGCCAAAGCCAAAGCCAAAGCCTAAATCAGCAACAAAAATAGTCGTACCTGCTGCATCTGCTGCTGTATTAAAAGGCCCTTCAGCTGTAAAAAAAGCAGGCGCTGCCGCACTTGGACTTGGTTCAGCAACTGGAGCCGCAACACTTATTAATAGAAATCAAACACCAGAACCTAAAGGTAAAACTTTTAATGAAGCATTTAAAGAAGCTCGTTCTAAAGGTGAGGGAACTAAGTTTACTCATAACGGAAAAAATTACACAGCTGTAACTAAAGATGATCTAAAGAAAAAAGGTTACGATGCAAATGAACTTGCTGCTTACAATAAAAGAAAGGGTAAAAAAAGAGGCCCATTAAACAGAGCTGGTCAAAGAGTTAAAAAAGTTTTACTTGGCAAAGACAAAAAGTTTGGTGGCGACAAGGGCGCTATAGACTTTATTAGAAAGCCTAAGAAAAAAGCTGGTGGCGGTATGATGAAGTACAAAGACGGAGGATCAGTTAGCTCTAAGAAATCTTCCTCAAGAAGAGGATGCGGTGCAGCTAAAAGAGGTTTTGGAAAAGCTTTAAGATAATGGGCATCAAGAAAACAGGGGTTACACACATTAGCAAGTTTGTAAAAAAAGTTGTGAAAAAAGCTAAAGCCCCTAAGATTGATAAACTAAAAACTAAAATACATAACAAGACAAGTAGGCGTGACCAAGATGCTCAATACATAAGCAACAAAGCTTACAATAAAGAGACTAAAGAAATTGCAGAAATGAAGATAGAGCTAGGCAAATTAATTAATAACTAACATAAACATGAAAAAACTTATAGCAAAAAAAATAGCAAAAGCTTTTAAACCAAAAAAAAAGTTACCTTCTTACAAAAAAAAAATACCCACAAGTGAAAAAGAACTCATTGCTGCAATAGCTGTTACTGCTCCGCCACTTGGAGTTGGTTTATATAAAAGTCAAAAGGCAATGTTGGCAGAGAAAGCAAAACAGAAGAAAGCGATTGAAGCAAAAAGAGAAAGGGAAGCTGCAAAAAAGAAAAAAGAAAATAAAAACAATAAACCTAAAAAAATGAAAACAGGCGGCATAGCTATTAAAGGTTTTGGCAAAGCTTTTTTAAAAGGAAAAAATTAAATGGCAGACATAGATAAGGCTATTACCTTTGAGGATCAGGTAGAACTAGGAGTTCGTGATCGTTCAAATGAAATGGAAGTTGAAGTTGACATTGAAGAGGAGAACCCTGACTTTGAAGGCTTCGAGGAAATGGAAGATGGTTCTATTATGTTTGGCGATGCGCCAACCCCGCCAATGGAAGACACAGACTTCTATGCTAACTTAGCTGAAGATATAGATTCTTCTGAGCTAAATAGCTTGATGAGTGATCTTATGAGCAGTATTGATTCTGATAAGGATTCACGATCTGACTGGGAGAAAACATACAAGGACGGACTTCAATACTTAGGTATGAAGTACGAAGAAAGATCCCAGCCATTTGAAGGCGCGTCTGGAGTTATGCATCCGCTTTTAGCCGAATCGGTTACTCAATTCCAAGCTCAAGCTTATAACGAACTATTACCATCTCAAGGGCCTGTTAAGACTCAGGTAATTGGTATGTCTAATGCTGAATCTGAACAACAAGCAGCTCGTGTGCAAGAGTTTATGAACTATCAGCTCATGCAAGTTATGAAAGAGTATGATCCTGAGACAGATCAGATGTTGTTTTATCTACCATTGTCAGGTTCTGCGTTTAGAAAAGTTTACTATGACCAGAATTTAGGTAGAGCTGTATCAAAGTTTATACCTAGTGAGGACTTAATCGTACCTTACGCTGCTACTGACCTACATAGCGCTACAAGAATTACTCATGTCATTGATATGTCAATGAATGACATTAAGAAACTTCAGCAGGTAGGCTTTTATCGTGACGTAGATATATCTACAGGCGGCATGATGGCAGATGATATTGATGGTATTCAAGAAGAGATAGATGAATTACAGGGCGTTAGTCCTAGTTATGACGATGATGATACTTGTAAAGTACATGAAGTTCATACTGAAGTAGATTTAGAGGGTTATGAAGACCTTAACCCCGAAGGAGAGCCAACAGGCATAAAACTACCTTATATCATTACTATAGCTAATGATAAGGTCTTATCTATACGTAGAAACTACAAAGAAACAGATCAATTAAAGCAACGTACTAATTACTTTGTTCACTATAAATTCTTACCAGGTCTAGGTTTCTATGGCTTTGGTTTGACTCACATGATAGGTGGCTTGTCTAAAGCATCCACTTCTATATTAAGACAGCTAATTGACGCAGGTACTCTATCTAATTTACCTGCTGGATTTAAAGCCCGTGGTATTCGTATCCGTAATGATGATCAACCACTTCAACCTGGTGAGTTCAGAGACATGGATGCTCCAGGTGGAAGTTTGCGAGATGCCTTTGTACCGTTACCTTTTAAGGAACCAAGCCAAACCCTACTCTCTCTCCTGGGTATCTTGGTTGACAGTGGAAGGCGTTTCGCTTCGATAGCTGATACACAAGTTGGTGATGGCAATCAGAATGCTCCTGTTGGAACAACGATTGCATTGTTAGAACGCGGCACTCGTGTAATGAGTGCGATTCACAAAAGATTGCATTCGTCTCAAAGAATAGAGTTTGAAATATTAGCTTCTGTCTTTAGTGAATACTTACCACCAGACTATCCTTACTTTACAGCTAACGGCAACCAAACTATTAAAGCTCAAGACTTTGATGAAAGAGTAGACGTATTACCTGTATCAGATCCTAATACTTTCTCTATGAGCCAAAGAGTTATGCTCGCTCAAGAGATATTGAGAACAGTACAAAGTAATCCTGAAATACATGGCCCATCTGGATTACATGAAGCTTACAAAAGAATGTATGGCGCTATGGGTGTGCAAGATGTTGAGAAACTTCTACCACCACCACCGCAACCTATGCCTGTAGATCCTGCTAATGAGAACGCAGCTTTGATATCAGGTATGCCTGCTCAAGCTTTTGCAGGACAAGATCACGATGCTCACATTAATAGTCACATGTCTTTATATGGAACTATGACTGCTCAAGCAAATCCTATGGTGCTATCTTTAATTCAAGCGCATATTTATCAACACGTATCCTTTAGAGCGTCTGAGATAGTTGATGAGCAAAATGCACAGAATCCAGAGTTCCAGCAAATGATGCAACAAATACAACAGCTCCCACCAGAAACATCTGCTCAATACATGCAACAGATACAAGACAAAGTTGCTAAGGATATAGCAGCGGTTGTATCTCAGTTGACTGAACAGATCAATGCTATGTTTATGCCACCACAATCTCAACCTGATCCTTTAGTAGAACTAAGGGGTAAAGAGTTAGATATTAAAGCTGATGACGTACAACGTAAACGTGAAGAGTTTGCACAAAGACAAGAGTTTGATGCTATGAAATCTATGGATAATACTAATCTTGCAGAACAGCGTTTGGCAATTCAGAAAGAAATAGCTACAATGAAAGACGACATAGCTAGAGATCGTATGGATCAAGCCGCACAATTTAAAGCTATGGATATAATGAGAGGATAATTATGAGTTCAGTTAGACAAAAAATGCAGGTTGTTAATAAACAGCAGCTTAAAAAAGAAGAGGAGATAAACAATGGTAATGGGACGATCATCAATGAAGATGCAGATAGAAAAATCGACATCGAAGCAATCGCCAAAAAAGCAGACCAAGATGCAAAAAAGCTCCTTAAAGAAACAGCCGTTAAAGTCAAGGCTGAAACAGTCAAGCCAAAAGCTAAAGTTAAACCTAAGCCTAAAGCTAAGACCGTAGTTAAAGAGCCAGTGGCTAAGAAACCTGTAGCTAAGAAAAAAGTTAAATCAACAGGAACTAAGAAAAAGAAATAAGATGCCATTAAAAAAAGGTAGCAGTAGAAAGACTATATCTGCTAACATAGGTGAACTAGTAAAAAGCGGTAAGAAACAAAAGACTGCTATTGCTATTGCTTTAGAGAAAGCAAAGAAAGAAAGATTAAAAAAAAAGGGAAAGTAATATGAAAAATGTAAAAGCAAGCGTAACGATTAAAGATCAAGGTACTGTTAATTACTCTGACCTTAAGAAAATACCTAATGCCTCAGCACCTCAACCTAAAGGATATGGCGGTGGCGAGTCAAGAGGAACAGGCGCTGCACTTAGAGGAAAGAAGTTTAAAGGCATTTGCTAATGGGAATACTTGACGTAATAAGACAATCTCAAGGCAAAAGAAAAGGTATACCTGGAAGGGATACAAGACCTGTTGCGCCTCAATCTAATAGACCTACCTTAATTCAAGGCGGCCCTGCTTACTTTACTCCCGAAGGTTATCAAGCACCTATACAACCTGAACAAGCTTTCATGCCTACAGATAGAATGGGCGATCCTATTGGTGATATGTTTAGAGGTCGTACTCCACCAGATGCAGGATTTATTCCACCACCACCAAGATTTAGAGATCCAACACGACCACCAAGAGATGACTTTATTTCTATAGGCGGCCCAGGCGGAAACGATGGAATGAGAGATCCTAGAGGGTATCCAGGTGGCAGCAAAGATTTTGATGAACGTGGCGGAGGATCTATTATTCCTCCAATGCCTAACGAAGATAGTGTTCCTTTTAATCCTCCTGTAGCACCACCTGCTTTTAACTTAGGTGATTACAAAGACGATATTATGAACATGGTTAGAAGTAACTTTGCTATTCCTTCTTTTGATGATTCTTCTCTAAGAGAAATGATACAACAAAACCAACAGCAAATAGGTAACATACCTCAGTTTGATCCTTCGCAATTAGAATCACAGATAGGTGGGTTACAAGATAAATTTAGTAACATACCTCAGTTTGATCCGAGTCAATTACAAGATCAAATAGGTGGACTACAAGATCAGTTTGGTCAGTTTGATCCTAGTCAATTTCAATTCGATCCTAGCCAGTTACAAGATCAGATAGGAGGCTTAGAAAAAAGATTTGGCAACATACCTTCTTTTGATCCTAGCCAGTTACAAGATCAGATAACTTCAATAGCACAAAGACCTTCTTTTGATGACTCAGAGCTAAGAGATATGATTGCTAAAAATAGAACAGGAATTACTAGCATACCAGCCTTTGATCCTTCTACATTAGAACTGCCAGACTTCAGCAACTTTGCTACTAGAAGCGACTTGGAAAATAGACCTATATATGATGATTCAGCTTTAAGAGATCAGATTACCTCTATAGGTCAGCGTCCTGGATTTGATGATGCGGCTTTGCGAGAAATGATAGAACAAAATAGAGGAGCTATAAGAGATATACCAATGCCTCCATCATTTGAAAGAATAGATGAAAGAGAAGATCCAATAATTTCTCGTATGCCTAATGAAAATTCAGTTCCATTCTTGCCTAAATTATCCCCATCACCTATGCCTATGCCTGCTCCAATAGCAACGCCTAGACCTATGAGTGGAAGTTTTGGAATGAGAAATATTAGAGGCATGAGTTAAAAAAAACCAAAAATTAGGAGAGAGCTAATTGGACGGAATAAGAATAGCAGAGTATATATTTAAAACTTTGCGAGATAGAGAGAAAAATACTGTTGACATAATTGCTAGTGGCAATATAAAATCAATGGAAGATTACAAATATCTTATGGGAGAGTTATCGGCGATTCGCTCCCTACAACAAGATTTAAGAGAAACGCTGCAAATGGATGATAACGATGGTTGACACAATCGCAGAAAAAACAAAGTTTGAAAAACATAAAGAAGAGCTTGCACAAAAGAAAACTGAAGAATCTTCAGAACTAGACAAAGCTTTTGTAAGTTCAAACACTAGGGTACTCGATCCTAAACTACTAAATAAATCACTACTTGACAGAATGCCAGATCCTGCTGGATGGAGAATACTTGTATTACCATACAAAGGAAAAGGACAAACTGACGGTGGTATTCATTTAGTAAAAGAAACTGTAGATAGAGAAGCTCTATCAACAGTAATCTGTTATGTTTTAAAAGTAGGCCCCCTAGCTTATAAAGATAATAAATATGGTGATAATCCTTGGTGCCAAAAAGGTGACTGGATTCTTATTGGTAGATATGCAGGAACTCGTTTTAGATTAGAAGACGATAACGAAGTTCGTATTATTAACGATGATGAAGTGATTGCTAAAATCCTTGATCCAGATGATATAAAATCTTTATAGGAGTAAAGTATGAGTGAAGAAGCCCAGAACATAGACGTAGAAATTACAGAAGAAAAAATAGAAAAAGCAGCACTTCCAGAAAATAGAAGAGTAGAAGAGGAAGTTCAGGATAGTCCTGTTGAAGTTCAATTAGATCAAGATGTATCTGCTGTCTCTGAAGATGAAGTAAAAGAAAACTTTGAGGTTTCACCCAAAGTAGAAGAAAAAGCAAAAGATTTATCAGAGGTAGAGAAGAGAGCTACTCTTGCACAAAACAGAATTAATAAAGCTGTAGCTCAAGCCAAGGAGTTCCAAAGAAGAGAGCTAATGGCTATTCAATATGCTAATGATCTTAAGGATCAGAATAATAAATTAAGACTGTCACAAAAGTCTTTTCAATCTAGCTATGGTGATGAGTTTGGTAATAGAGTTGAATCTCAACTTACTTTATCAAAACAAGCATTAAGACAAGCAACTGAGGCTGGAGATTCTGAAGCTATAGCAACAGCAACTGAAGCATTAAGCATGGCTACTGGCGATAAAGCTAGACATGAACAGTATTTAATTCAACAAAAACAATATGAAGCTCAAGAACAAGCTTACGTAGAACAAGCTCAACAACAACAAGCTTATCAACAATCTCAACCCGTTCAAGAAGAATATAATGAGCCATCAAACAAAGCTCGTGACTGGGCAAATAAAAATACTTGGTTTGGAAAAGACCAGGTTGCAACGAGTGTTGCCTTTGCAGTTCACAAAGAATTAGAAAACGAAGGCTTTGACACTGAGAGTGATGCATACTATAGTGAGATAAACAAGCGAGTGCAGCAAGAGTTGCCTCAAAGATTTAACGTGGAGGCAGATAAGAAACCCGTCCAACAGGTCGCCTCAGCAACACGCAATACATCGACTGGACGCAAACAAAATCGTATCGAATTGACGCCGAGCGAACAGCAACTAGCTAAGAAGCTTGGAGTGTCATTTAAAGATTACGCAATACAAAAAGCGAGGTTACAAAAATCATGAGCAAAGACATAGATAATAAAACTGAAGAAAACAACAGAGCTCTTAGGAATTCTGAAACTAGAGAAAAGGCCAATAGACCAAAAGTTTGGAAAATGCCTTCAGCTTTAGAACTACCTGACGAAGCAATAGAACTAGCTGAGTCTCAAGGTGTTACTTATCGTTGGATCAGAGAATCTGTACTAGGCCAAGATGACAAAACGAATGTCTCAAAAAGATTTCGTGAAGGATTCGAGGTTGTTAGACCAGATGAATTACCTGGTTTTCATGACTTACCTACGGTCGATGATGGTCGTCACGCAGGAGTAATTGGAGTGGGTGGTTTGATACTGTGCAAAATAGATAAAGATATCGCAGATCAAAGAAATAATTTCTTTGAACAACAAACCCAGAACCAAATGACTGCTGTAGAAAATGACCTAATGCGTGAAGAGAATCCTGCGATGCCAATCTCAAGAGAGATTAAATCAAAGGTAACTTTTGGTGGAGGAAACAGAGGATAACTCTGTAACTCTATATATAATTTTATAAAAATAGGAATAAAAAAATGGCAAATCAAGATGCTTCATTTGGATTAAAGCCTGTAAGAATGATGGGTGGCTCACCCTACACAGGCGGACAAAGTCGTTATAGAATTGCTAACAATTATGGTACCAGTATCTTTCAAGGAGATATGGTAATGCAGGTTACTGGAGGCGGTGTAGAAATACATGCTGACGGTGGTACTGTACCGATTGTTGGTGTTTTTAACGGATGTACTTATACAGATCCAACAACTAACGAGCCAGTATTTAGTAATTTTTATCCTGCTAGCACCGCTGCTGCAGATATAATTGCTTTTATAATAGACGACTCTAATGTTGTCTTTGAAATCCAAGCCGATGACACTTTCCCAGTGGCTGACTTACTTGGTAACTTTGACATTGTTTATACAACTGCAGGAAGTACCGTAACAGGTATCTCAGGTGCAGAGTTAGATGTCACAACAGGTGCTACAACAGCTGGTTTACCGCTTAAAGCGATTGATATTTCAGGCGATCCTGAAAATTCAGACGTTGCAACGGCTAATACCAATGTTCTATGCGTAATTCAAAATCATATCTGCGGCCAAAAATCCGCTGGTTTAGCATAATAGGAGTATAACTAATGGCTATAAGTAGATCGCAATTAGCGAAAGAATTAGAACCTGGTTTAAATGCCCTATTTGGCATGGAATATTCTAGGTATGAATCACAACATGCAGAAATATTTGAGACAGAATCCTCAGATAGAGCATTTGAAGAAGAAACCATGATCGTTGGTTTCGGTAACGCGAAGACTAAAACTGAAGGACAAGGAGTTGCTTATGACTCTGCATCTGAAGGCTTTACTTCTAGGTATTCACATGAAACCATCGCGTTAGCATTTGCACTAACTGAAGAAGCAATCGAAGATAATCTGTATGACAGACTCGGAGCTAGATATACAAAAGCTCTAGCAAGATCCATGGCACATACAAAGCAAGTAAAAGCTGCTTCTGTGCTTAACAACGCATTCTCATCAAGCTTTACAGGCGGCGATGGTGTTGCACTAGTAAGTACAGCTCACCCATTATCGGGTGGAGGTACTTTTAGTAATAGACCTAGCACTTATTCAGACTTGAACGAGACTTCGTTAGAAGATGCAATTATTTCTGTTTCAACTTTTGTTGATGACAGAAATATGGTTATTGCTTTACAAGGTAAGAAATTAGTTATACCACCACAATTACAATTTGTGGCTGATAGACTACTTCAAACTCCTGGTAGAGTAAGCACATCTGATAATGACATCAATGCTATTAAGAATATGGGCATGGTATCCGATGGATACACTGTTAATAACTTCTTAACAGATAACGATGCGTGGTTCTTGATGACAGACTGCCCTGATGGATTTAAACACTTCGAGAGATCAGCTCTTTCAACTTCTATGGAAGGTGACTTTGATACTGGCAACGTCAGATTCAAAGCTAGAGAAAGATACTCATTTGGATTCTCAAATCCAAGAGCAGTGTTTGCATCACAAGGTGCATAATCTTAATTGATTATTTAAAGGGAGCTTCGGCTCCCTTTTTTTTTAGATTTTTATATCAAACTAATATACAATTAAAGGACTAGGATTATTAACTTGTTCTATCGACTGACCTAGCAGACAAGCCAAGACAATAGAACTTATTTCCCAGGAGGAAATTATGGCAAATTCAACATTCAGTGGGCCAGTTAGGTCTGAAGGTGGTTTTGAACAAATTACAGTAACAGCAGCAACTGGAGCAGTTACAACTAATTTTGATATAGATGCAAGCGGTAATATTACTGACGTAGGTTCAATCGCATCTGATGGTGCAATCTCTACTTCAAGCACAATCACTGCAAAAAAAGTAATTGATACAACTTTTAACGCATCTACAGCAGCAACAGGAACTTTAACAGCAGCTCAATCAGGAACTTTGTTTTTAATTGACGGCACAAATAATAACGTAATCACTTTACCTACGGTATCTACTGACAATGTAGGAGTTCATTACGAATTTCTATTAACTGTAGCTGTAGCTAGTGGTAAAACTACTACTATTGTACTTCCAGGTTCTGCCGTATCAGCATTTCAAGGGATGCTTTCTTTGGTTGCAGGAACAGCAGCTAACGCAGTAAGTGATGTAGCAGGAGATACTTTAACATTAGTAGCAGCAACAGTTTTAAATGCTAGAGTTTCTATGACTTGTGTTTCAGATGATGGAACAAACTCTAAGTGGATGACTACTGCTCTTTCAACTCCAATCGCTACAATAGCTTAATAGGAGTAAATTATGGCAGGATATTCAGATGTAAAGGCAGTTACTATAACTGCTGATACAGTAGCTTTAGATGCAGATGGAATATCAGTAGCAGCTTCCGTTGGAAATAATGCAGCCCTCGTAATAGGGGGAGCATTAACTTCTGGTGGTGCTGTTTCACTTAGTCATGGAAGGATTGTCACAATTCTTTCTGCTGGCAACGATGCTGCTAAGTCTTTTACCGTTACTGGTACTGATGTTAATGGAGATGCTCAAACAGAATCCATTACAGGTGCTAATGCAGGAACGGCTACAGGTGCTAAGTTTTTTAAAACCATATCAGGTATTTCAGCGGTTGGTAATCCAGCAGGTAACGTTTCAGCAGGAGTTAATGCTTCAGCAGCAGATGTTATATTTGCAGGAAGATCAAGACTTAAAGGTATTTACCTAACAAGTACAGCTACAGCAGGCACTGTTGATTTCTTAAATACTTCTCCTTCGGGAACAAGTGTTATGGGATTAAGCTCTGTTGGTGATGCTGATGCAACAAGAGATGTAGTTATACCAGATGAGGGCGTTTTATTTACTGATGGTATTTATGTTGAATACACTGTATCAACATTTTTAACCATGACAGTATTTCATGCCTAAAAATGGCTAGTAGGCAAAAACCTATTAGAAGAACTACTAAAGGTAAATCAGCTAATTATCGCCCCACCAAAAGTGGGGCAGGTATGACTAAGAAAGGTGTTGCTGCCCATAGAAAAAAGAACCCAGGCAGTAAACTAAAAACAGCAGTTACTGGATCAGTTAAGAAAGGAAGCACAGCTGCAAAAAGACGTAAGTCTTATTGTGCAAGATCAGCAGGTCAAATGAAAAAGTTTCCTAAAGCAGCAAAGAATCCAAACTCAAGATTAAGACAAGCACGCAAAAGGTGGAAGTGTTAAATGGCTAAAGTAAAAAGCAAAGGCAAAATCTGCCCATCTGGTAAAGCTTGGGCTAAAAGAACTTTCGATGTATACCCATCTGCTTATGCAAATCTAGCTGCGTCTAAGTATTGTAAAGATCCAAACTATGCCAAGAAATCTAAAGCAAAGAAGATGAAGAACGGTGGTCTTGTAGGCGGTGGAAGACAATCCAGGCAAGATAGGCAAAGATAATGGGACAGCTTCAGAAATGGTTAAACGAAGAGTGGGTTGATATATCACGTAAGAAAGATGGTAAACATCCCAAGTGTGGTAGAAAAACAGCAGGTAAGGGAAAGTATCCTAAGTGTGTTCCTAAAGCTAAAGCAGCTAAAATGTCTAAGACTCAAAAGTCTAGTGCAGTCAAAAGAAAAAGAGCAGCAGGGAACAAAGGCCCTAAGCCTACCAATGTTAGAACATTTAAAAATGGTGGTTTTATAGCTAAGGGCTGTGGTAAAGTAATGAATAACAGAAGAAAAGTAACTACGATTAGGTAAATATTTATAATGGGAATGAATGTAAAACATTATTTGAAAGATGGAACAGTTTGGAAAGGTTCTTATCATAAAATGCCTAATGGTAAATTGCATACTAACAAAAGTCATACTAAGACAAGTAAGCCTGTCTTCCATTATGGAGGCTTAAACAAGTCAGCTAAGAAAAAAGCCACATCACAGAGAGGAAAGTAGATGACAACATCTAGCAGTACAAACTTTGAACCAAATGTTACTGAGTTTATAGAGGAAGCTTTTGAAAGATGCGGCCTTGAACTTCGTACTGGTTATGATCTAAAGACAGCAAAAAGATCTATTAATA